ACCTGCGGACCCGAACGAGATTGTCACCCGGCCCGCCTCCCAACCTTGGCCCGGTAGGCCTGCCCTCGCTCGGACTCCCGGATCATCGGCCGGACAGTGCCCTTGATGACCCCGAGCAGCTCACCGGAGTCGAGGACCAGCTGTCCCGTCAGCTGCTGCGGCTGGCCGGCCTGCTGCTCCATGACGGCCGCCAGGCGCTCCCAGACCTCGTTCTGTCCTGCGCTCTTACCTGCTGCGGTCGGAACGTAGCGGCGGCGCATGGACACACCGGTCGACGCATCCGCGAGCCGCTGGGCTGCGCCGGTGACGAGGTGGCCGTGCATGTCGATGCCGTGCACCATTCCGAGGACGACTTGCTTGCCGACCTCGTCGCGGAACACCTGGCTCGGGCTCTTGATCTTCAGAGCCTTCTTGATCTGCTTGATCAGGTCCGCGGCGAGTTTCGCCATCTGCTTGCCGAGGGCCTTCTCCTGGCTCTTCAACCCAGCCAGGAAACCCTTCCCGGCGTCCTTGCCGCTGTCGTACATCAGGTCGGCCATGTCCTTGCCAAAGGACGTCGCGAGCTTGCCCCCGGACGCCACCAGCTTGTTGAGCTTGGCGATGTCCTGCGTCTTGACGTCCTTGCCGCCGAGGATGGTCGCGAGCTGGCTGCCCGGCCCGGCCTCGGCGAGCTGCGCCAGCAGCTCCTTGGACGCGCCGCGCGCCTTCAGCTTTTTCGAGAGCGCCACGAACGAACTGGCCGTCTTCTGCTGCGCGGTCTGCTGCGAGATGAGGTCACCGACGCTGGTCGCGGATGTCCCCGAGATGGACAGGAAGTCGTTGATCCTCCCCGTCTGGTCGGCCGCATAGGCGTTGGCCGCAGCGATCGTCTTCTGGATGCTGGCCCGCTTGTCCGCCAGCTTCTCCAGCCGCCCGCCCTTCTTCTGGATCGATGCCGCGGTCTTGTTGTAGCCCGCGTTCAGCAGCTTCGTCGCCAGGGACTTGATCGCAGAGGCGATCGCCGACGAGGTGCCGGTCGACAACGTCTTCAGCAGGCCTGTGGCGATGGTGTTCGCGATCGAGGTCTTCGCGCTCCGCTTAGCGTTGGCCAGAGCGATCTTGGCAGCCTGCAACTCCTTCTCCGCGGCCGCGAGCCTCTTCTCGGCGGCCTTGACCCCCTTGTGGCGGGCCTTGGCGCGGGCCAGATCGTCCTTCGCGTCAGCCACCCTCTGCCGATCGCGGCGGACGCGGTCGGCGGCGTTCATGATGGTGCCGGAGGCGTAGCCGGGCAGCTTGATGCCGTTGGCCTTCGCCATGGCCATCGAGTCGGCGTGGTTCCACACCGTCTCGCCGCCCTTGAACGACACCAGCTCGGGCCCGCGCTCACCCACCCACGCCAGACCGGGAGCGGCCCCGCCAGTGCCCTTGGCGTACCAGTGCGGGCTGCGGGACAGCCACGCGCTGTAGGCGTTCAACGGGTTGCCGTACCGAGACGCGATGTACGACAGACCCCACTTGATCTGCGTGGCGGGGTTCGTCTTCCAGTCGGAGCCAGCCGACGCCATCTTGCTCGCGGGCAGCGACTGCGGGATGCCGTAAGCGCCGGACGACTTGTTCAGGGCGCGCTCATTCCAGCCGCTCTCCCCGGTCCACAGGTTCTTCAGGGCAGCCCACTGCGGGCCGACCCAGCCGCGCACTGCGGCGAGCGTGGCGCCGATCTTCTGATTGGCCGACGAACCTCCGCCACCTCCTCCCAGGCCGAGCAGGCCCAGGATGTCGCCGCCTAGGCCGCCGAGCGCCTTCAGCGCCTTGCTGGGCAGGGAGGCGATGGAGACAAGCCCCTTCTTGGCGATGGCCGCCAGCGCCTTCGGCATCGACCCGAAAATCTTCTTCGCGATCGTCGTACCGTTGGCCCTGGCCATGCCCTTGAGCAGGCCGGACACCAGGTGGCCACCGATCGACATGAAGACCCGGGAAGGGGACTTGATCCCGAAGAAGCGCTTCACGGCACCCACGACGGGGTCGACCATGTTGCCCTTGATCCAGCGGCCGATGCCCTTCATGGCCCCGTAGATGCCGGACTTCAGCCCGGAAACCAGGGCGCTGCCCTTGCCGCGCAGCCACGATCCGGCGTTCTTGAACGCTCCGACGACCGGTGAGCCGACATGGGACCACATCCAACTTCCCACGGCCCTCGCCCCGGCCAGGACGCCGTTCTTGAGGCCGGCGACGAGGTTGCGGCCGATGCCGGTGAAGACCTTCGACGGGCTCGCGATGCCGAACCCCGACTTGACCCAGTGGACGACCGGGTCAACGAGGTGGTGCTTCAGCCACGATCCGACGTCACTCAGGGCGTTATTGATGCCGGACAGCAGCGACTTCCCCAGGTTGATGCCGATCTGGTAGAGGCTGAACCGGCCGAGCCACTTGTAAAAGGCGCGGACCCACTTTGCGGAATTGAAGGGCAGGTGGTCGAGGATGCCCTTACCGAGGGCGCGCACCAACGCGGCGCCCTTCCGGCCCATCTCGATGGCGATGACGCCGAGCCGCGTCGGCAGCAGCCTGAGTTCGCGGCCGAACCACTCGGCGACCTTCGGGAACTGGCGGGCGAATGCCTCGATCATCTTCAGGCCGATCGTCGCCGCGAACTCGGAGATCTTCACGATGATCGGCCCGATGGCTGCACCCAGCTTCTCCGAGAACGGGATCAGCTTCCGCCAGGGAATCTTCGACAGCGCCTCACCGAGCTTCCCCCATGGAACCTTCGAACCGAGCTTGGTCAGGACACCGCCGAGCTTTCCGACCGGCACGACGGAGATGACCGCGATGATCGTGTCGAGCCAGTGCTTCTCCCAGAACTCCTTGTGCATCATCGGCTCGAAGAGGTTGACCATGAAGCCGATCGCGAACGGCAGTGCGATCTTGCCGAGTTGCTTGCCGACGTCGACCCAGTCGATCCCGCCGATCGCGACGCCGAGCTTCTTCGCCAGTTCCGTGCCATGCGCGGCAACCCACTGGAACGCCTTGCCGAGCCCCTCGCCGAGGGTCTTGCCCAACCCGCTCCAGTCGATGTCCTTGAAGCCGCCGGCGATCGCGTCGTGGATCGTCTTGCCCATCTGCTCGGCAGGAGAGAGCTTCCGCTTCACCGGCTTCGGCAGATGCCGCATCGGGCTCATTCCGTAAGCGACGACAGACGGCGGCAGCGGGCTGCGTTGCCCAATGTTCGGGGTCCGGTTGATGCCATAGGCGATCGCCGACGGCGGCAGGCCAGTTTGTACCGGCCCGGCGGTCGGGTGAGCGGGCGTCATGCCGTAGGCGACAACCGACGGCGGCAGATTCTTCGGCGGCGTCGCCTTCGGGATCTTGACCCCGCCCGTCAGCTTCTTCTTCCCGGTCAGACCGTCCATGAAATCCGAGAGGAAGCTGGAGACCGACTTTCCTCCGGTCAGCCCGGAAAGGAAGTCGCCGACGACCTTCTTGGCGCTGGAGAGTTCCTGCTTGATCTTGTCTACGGGGATGAGCTTCCCCATGGCCTTGCCGAAAGACGCTGCGGCGGCCATAGCCCTTGTAGCGAGGTAGTGCACGAAGTCCGTGACGTAGGGCAGCACCTTGGTGCCGACCCGGATACCCATGACCTCCAAGTTGGAGGTGAGCAGGTGCCATTGGGCCTCGGCCGTCTTCCTCTGCTGCTTGACGGCGTCGTCGAATTTGCCGGTGGACCGGTTGATCTGGTCCTGCTTCTTCTTCAGGACATCCAAGTTATTGATCATCAGCAGGATGCCGCTGCTGGACCGGCCGCCACCGAACGCGCGGGACAGCAGTTGGGACTCCTCGGCCGCCGACAGGCCGCTGGCGTCGAGGTGATCCTTGAGCAGCTGGATCGCGCCGATGATGCCATCCTTGCCGCGCATCGCCTTGGCCAGGTCGAGGCCCGTGAGGTGGATCTTCTTAAGCTGCTTCTCGGCCGCCCGCGACGGGGCACCCAGCAGGCTGAAGGACATGCGCAGCCGGGTCGCAGCGGACGCGGAGTCGATGCCCTCGTCGGTCATCAGGGCGAGCGCGGCGCCGACCTGCCGCATCGACAGGCCGAACTCTTTCGCGGAGGGCAAGATGCCGGTCCCGATGGCCGCGTTGAACTGCTCCATCGACATGTTGCCCGCGCCGATGATCGCGTTGACCGTGGAGACGGCCTCGTGGAACGAGGTGGCACCACGGATGCCGGTACGCCAGGCGCCGGCGAGCGCGTTGGTGGTCTCCTCGAGGTTGGCGTGGCCCACCGCGGCGAGGTCGCTGGCCTCCTTCAGCGCCTTCATGGCGCTGACGTTGTCCATGCCCACTGACTTGAGGTGGTAGAGGGACTCGGCGAGCTGCTGAGGGCCCTGCTGGGTGGTCGTGCCCAGCTTCAGCACCTGCTCCGTGAGGATCTTGACGTCCTTGGTGGTGGCGCCGGCCTGCGTCGAGATCCGGGTCATCTCCGACTCGAACTCCACCGCGCTCTTCACGCCCTCGGCAAGACCTGCCGCGAGCCCGACAGCGACCGCCTCGCCCGCGATCTTCGCGGTCTTGGCGAGCTTGCCCATGACCGTGTCGGTCCTGGCCGCGGCCCGGCCGACCTGATGGAATGTGCGGGAGGCCGCGTCCCGGGCGATAAGCGTGTAGATGATGCCGGTCGACGCCATGACGCCTCCCCCAAGTCAGCAGGTGGTCATGGCTATGTACGGCTGCGGCGTTCGGCCTCCGCCTCTTCGGCTTCCCGTTCCTCGGCCTCGATCTGGTAGAAGATCTCCCACTCGGCGAGTTCGCGGGCGGAGACCCGCCGGAGCATCTCGGCTACCGAGCAGCCGAAGACTTCGCGGGCTAGGAGGAAGTAGAACCGTCGCTCGGGACGGTCTCGGAATTTCCCTCCAGTTCCGCCTTCTCCTCCTCGGACAGGCCGGACAGGCGGGCCGCGACGTCGTACAGCCGGTCGATGACCGAGCCGTTCTTGGCGCCGAGCGCGGGCGCGTCCTGGTCGGTGAACAGCCGCTCGCCGGCCTCGTCGACGAGGCACTTGACCAAGAGCTTGGCGCGCATGCCGTCCTGGACCAGGACGGGTTCCATGCCCTTGCCGTCGAAGGAGGGCCGGAACTGGCGGATGCTGCCCTGGAAGTTGTCGAGTTCGTCGCCGGTGAGGCCGCGGACGATGACGTCGTCCCCCCACTCTTTGACGAAGACCTTCTCGGTCTGGACGTCGACGGCGCCGAGGATGGCGTCGCGGGTGAGTGCCATGGTTCTCCTAGCGGATGTCTTTGCTGATGTCGTCCATCACCCTGCCGACAGCACGGCGGGCAGCCGGTCCTGCGGCACGGACGACGCGGTAGAAGTACGGCTCAGAGGGCTGATTGACCCAGTTGTTGCGGTTGCCGTAGACGGGGTGACGCCAGCGCTTCTTGCCCTCGACCATCGACGGCAAGGACTTCATGTGGGCGGGCATCTTGCGGCCGTCCACGCGGATCGCGACGCCGGCCTGCTTGCCGACGGTCTTCACCTCGAGGCGCGTTGCCTTCGACAACGCGCCTCGAAGCCCGGCCGGGCTGTAGGCCTGCTTGGAGGGGATGCTGCGGATGCTCGCCCGGACCTTCGGCACGAGCGGGGCCGCGGCCTTGCGCAGCTCCCGGCGGAACTTCTTCTTGAGTTCCTTGTCGTCCATGCGCCGCAGCTCGCGGGTGATCCGCCGCAGGTCCCCGCTGTCCCGGACGAAGATGCTCACGGCACGGTGATGTTCTCGACCGGGATGGAAGTGATCGCGAACTGGATGGTGATCTGCGCCGGGTTCTCCACGTCGCGCGCCTTGGGCTGGCCGGTCACCTTGACCGGGAACACGTCGTACTTCAGGCCCGCCGTGTCGCCCTCGGGGAAGATGCAGATGAAGCCGGCCGTGTCACGCGGCAGCAGCGTCCGCACGTCGGACGATGTCGACGACATGTACATCGTGATCGAGCTGTCGTCGGCCGTGATCCGCCCGGGAATCTTGCCGACGAAGCGGCTGCCGAGGTCGGGGGTGTCCTGCTGGTCGCTGTTCGTCGCGAAGCCGGACACCGAGGCGATCTCAGCGGTCAGGTCCGAGCCTGCATTCAGCTCGGCACGGGTCGGGCTGTTCTTGTTCGCGATGGTCGCGACCCAGTAGTAGCGAGTCGTGCCCGGCGGGATGTACCGGGACGTGGCAGCGATCGGGGTGGCAGGCATCGGTTACTCGCCCTTCTTCTCTGGCGCCTTGGCGCGCGACCGCGCCGGCCTCTCGGTGGATTCCGCCGGCTCCGACTGCTCCGGCTCGTCTGCGGTCTCGCTCGCGGCGGCTTCGGCGTCTGCCTTCGCCTTCTCGTCGGCACGTCGCTGCAGCTCCTCGGCAGGGACGATCTGCCAGCCCGCGCCCGTGTAGTGCGGCACGGCGTCCTTGGGGACCTGGATCTCCTGGTGTCCCGGGAGAGTCGGGTGCCGCATCGTCACGTCGCTCACGGGACCCTCACCACCGCGACGGTCACGCTGGCCGTGGCCGAGTAGTTGATCGTCGCCAGCCCCGTCGTCGGGTCCGCGTACAGGCTGGTGATGAGCGGGATGATGCCGAGCCCGCTGGTCAGGGCGATGCTCGGCGAGGTGCTGTCGGCGATGGCGAGGCGGCCGTCGACGACACCGGGGGTGGTGATGGTGACGGTGATTCCGGCGCCGCTGGCGTTCTTGACGAGCAGGAAGGTGCCAGGCCCGCATGCGGCGGTGTCGCCGTTCGTGGCGGCCACCAGCGAGGTGGAAATGTCGACGCCCACGTTGGGCACGACCTGAGTGACGAGCGCGGTCATCCGCGATCTCTCCTTCTGACTGGCCCAACGGGCAAGATGACGGCGCCGCGATCAGGCGCCGGAGTAGGCGTCGCAGGACACCTCGAACGTGACGACGGCCTGGGCGCCCTGCTGCGTCAGCTCCTGCGACAGGCTGTGCGAGCCGACCATCGCTCGCATCACCGCGCCCCGTAGCGTGCGATCCTGCGCGATGGCTGCACCGGCCTCCGCCAGCAGCTCGTAGGCTCGCTTGCGGGCGCCGGGAAGATCGTCCGTGCCACGGAGCACCGCAGCCGCGCACCGGATCGTGAACTGCTCGCGGTCCGGACTGCCACCGAGCCCCTCCGTGAGGAGCGCCGACTCAGCGTCCGTCTCGTCGTCCCCGCCCGTCCAGCCGACGGTCAGCACCTCGCGGAACGTCTGCTGAGAAGAGGTCGGCCCGTCCAGGACGCTAACGCCAGACAGACCAGCCCAGGCACCAAAGAGCGTGACAAGGCCGTCGATCGCGGCCGGCAGCTTCGAAACCCACGCCATCACGCCACCCCCGGCAGTTGGGGGCCCAGTAGCTCCAGTGCACGGCGCGGGATCGCGAAGCCGCGGCCAGCCACCCAGTTGTCGGAGTCGCCGCCGAGCTGGACACCCATGGAGCCGCGCTGCGTCTCCCACAGATGCTGCACGATGATCAGCGCGGCAAGCTGGTAATCCTCAGGTACGACGACTTCGCCTGCCTGATACGTGAAATCCACAGCACCCACGAGCGACTCGCCAGACGTGACCGTCAACAGGCCCGTCTCACCGTCGACCCGCATGTTCGCCGGATCCCACGTCGTCGAACCGTCCGCAGCAGCCACCGACGTCAGAGACACCACCGGCACCTGCCGGAGCAGCACCTCTCTCGCACAGCCGACCTGCTGCCGCTCGACAATGGTGCGTCGCACCACGACCCGGCCGAGCGCCCGCTCCACCGCACCCGTCGCCGCCCCGATGAAGCCACGCAACTCTTCGTCGTCGGCGGTCTCCGCGGGCCCCATGTTGAGCTGGGCACGCGCATCCGCCAGCGACACGATCCCGACCGGAACCGCAGGCCGCACATCGAACACGTCGCTGTAGGCGGTCGTCGGATTCGACGTGACCATCCGCCAGGCATGCCTACCAACCTGCGTGGTGACGAAGTCGACCCTCAACTTCCCGGCGGTCGCCGACGGCAGCGGCACCGCCGGGGTGAGCGTACTGCCGTCCGGGAGAGTGAGCGTGAGCGTCGCCGACGACGGATCCACCAACACCCCGGAGGCATTGCGGACATCGACCGCGATCTGCTGCACGGCGCCGAGGTCAATCACGTGGAGCCTCCCGACGCCGTAGGAACCAGCACGCTGCCGCCCGATGCCACCGGAGCGCTCGACGCGCCCCTGCCCGCGCTCGGCGACGCCACCACACCCGGCCCCGACGTACCCCGGACCAGTGGGGGAACCAGCGAACCAGCTGCCGACAGTCCGGCAGCCGCACTCAGGGAGCAGCCGCCGGACATCCCTCGCCCACCGCCAGCAGACAACCCGGCAGATCCAGCCAGCGACGCCCCATCGACGAACCCCGCCGTACCGGCCGCAGACAGACCCGCCGCAGTCGAAGCCGCCACGGAGCCCACCGCGCCGATCGTCCCCGCCGCCGAGATCGCAGCGGTCACGGCACTGGATGCTGACGCGGCAGCGCTGCGCGTTCCGCCCGCAGTGAGCGTTGCGGTCACCGATTCGGACGCCGCGCCGACCGCGGCCAGTTGGCCTGCCGCCGAGAGCCCAGCCGTGGCCGCCTGTGCAGCAGCGCCCACAGTGGCCCTCAGGCCCGACGCGGACAATGTTGCGGTGCTGGACAGTGCCGCGTCGCCCGTGACGCCGGAGGTGACATCAGCCCCGGTGAAATCATCGAAGCGAAGCAGGTTCGTCGATTCGGCGCGGAGACCGACGCTGGTTCCGGTAGTGACGGCGGTGTCGGTCACCGTGACGCGGGCGACGCCGTTGACCCAGCCTTTGATCGTCGACCCGACGGCGGAGATTTTCGCGACGTCACCTGCGACGGCCGCCCCGGCGAAGGAGCCGATCGACGTGAACGAGCCACCCACGTTCGAGAAGAGATTCCAGCTCGTGCCGTCATTACGCCACAAATATCCCTGCGTGAAGGTCGAGTTGCCGCGGCAGAACACACCGTGCGAGACGGCCCCGGTGGCGGCGATGGTGACCTGCGCCGAGTTGTCGTTGGTGGCCATCGCTGTGGTGGCACGGATGACGATCGTGCCGCCGGCGTTCCCCGACGAGAGCTGGTTGGAGGCAATCGTCCAGGTTCCGGAGACCGCCGTCCAGTTGGCGCCGGGGCTGCCGTCGGCCCTGTTGAAGTCGTCGGTGAAGGTCGTCATGCCGACCTCCCTGTCAGGGCGTCACACCGCCCGCAGGCAGAGGGCTGCTTCTACGGAGTCAGAGGAGCCGCAGCCAAATCATGAGGCTTGCGGAGACAGGCTCACACCGAGAGATTGCAATGTGAACGTGTCGGCAGACGCCCAGGCTTTACTGGCCGTCAAAGCCACCGAGAACAAGAACGTCCCGCCCGACGCCGCCGTCCACACCGAGATATCCGTCAGCGTCTCCGACGTGCCACCGTTCGTCCACGGCCCCACGCTCGCCGATAGCGCAAGCGCGCTGCCGCCCGACGAGGCGGCGAACGTCGCCTGTATCCGCGTCGTCGACCCGGCGCTGATCGCCGTCGTACCGGCCGCACCCGGGTTGGCGGTGTGGAGTTGCACGTAGGTCGACACCGGGCCGAACGCCGCACCGGCCGCCCTGAGCGTGTTCAGCCAGTTCGAGACCAGCGTCGTGGAAAGGCCCTCAGCCATCGGTCACCTCCTCGGGGTCAAGAGACTCCTCGGCCTCGGACTGGTTCCCGGCGGGCGTCACCTCACCCGACGCTTCGACGGTCAGGACGAACGTCTGCCCGCCCACCACTACTTGCCCTCGGTCTGCGGCTTCGCCGGGGTGCGCTTAGCGGCAGCCTTCTTCGCAGGGGCGGCAGCCTGCTTTCGCGGCGGCTCCTGGCCGTCGTCCGCTCCGGGCGTCAGCGACGAAGCGG